CCACTCGGCGGCACCAACACCGTGCAGGGCAAGGGCGGCGGCGGTGGCAAGAAAGGCGGCGGCAAGAAAGGCAACCAGGACTTCACGGTCGACGTCGCCTTTGCGATGTGCCAGGGGCCGATCACGCCCAACTCCGCGAACCTCGTCTTTGCCAATGCCCAGGTCGAAGCGTTCAGCGCCACCGGGCTCCACTTCTATGCCGGCAGCGATGGCCAGGCCGGCGACCCGACATTCAACGGCATCGGCTCGGGGATCAATTACTCGGGGACGTGCTGGATCACCGGCACCCCGATGGATCTCGGCACGAGCCCGACGATCCCGAACCTCGGCTTTGAGCTCAGCGGTTTGCTCTACGACACCGGCGGAGGTGACGCCAACCCCGGTAACGTGATCACCGATTTTCTGACCAACGCGCGCTATGGCTGTGGCTTTCCGGCGGCCAATCTCGACGACCTGATCACCCCCGGCAACTCGGTCGCCAATTACTGCACGGCCTTTGGTCTGTTCATCTCGGTGTCATTGGAGGGCCAGCAGCGCGCCGCGCAATGGCTCGATGGTCTGTGCCGCTTGCTCAATGTGGTGCCGGTCTGCTCGGGCAGCCTGCTCAAATTCATTCCGCGCGGCGACCTCTCGCTAGGCTCGTTCACCCCCAACCTGACGCCGGTCTATGCCCTGACAGACCACGACTTTATGCCGTGGCATCCGCACCAGGATGGCGCCGAGCCGGAGGTCGGGCAGGACGATCCGATCGTCGTCACGCGTACCAACCCGGCCGATGCGTTCAACTGGTTCACGATCGAATACCTCGACCGCGCCAACTTCTACAATGCGACACCTCTGCTCGTTTACGACCAGGCGGCGATCGACGCCTATGGGCTGCGCATCGGCGACAGCCTGCCCGGCAAGTGCTTTGCCAATGCCCACGCAGCACAGGTCTCGGCGCAGCTGATCCTGCAACGCGCGCAATTCATCCGCGACCTCTACAAGTTTCAAATCGGCTGGGACAAGGCGCTGCTCGAGGTCATGGACATCGTGACCCTGACCGGCAGTCTCGGCGACTCCTACCTCGTCAACGAGGCAGTGCGGGTCATCCAGATCGAGGAGAACGACAACGGCGATCTGACGGTCGAGGCCGAGCCAGTGGTGGTGGGCACCGGCAATGCGTCGGTGGCGACCTCGGGCGGCGGCGGCGGCGGTGGCGGTGGCGGACTTCCGACGCCCGGCTGGACGGGGCTCGAAGAGAATGTCTGCTTCCTATGCGATTCTCTTAACGAAATCCATCAATCTGCCGCTTGCGTCCCTGGTCCACCGGTGGGCATGGAGACCGGCTGCTCTTTCGTTGACGCGGTCTCCATCACGCCAGGTCATATCGCGGTCGCCGGCGTCACTACACCCAACCCCTGTGTGGTGCTTGTCAATGTCATTTACGGCCAGTCGGGCCAAACCGGCTTCGTCGGCGGCATCCAATACGACCCCGACCCACAGATAGCGGCGATCAACAGCCCGGTCTTGGGCGCTTACCAGCGCCGCGGTTTTCAAGTCATGTATCCGAGCCAGTGCCCGCAGCATAGTGCGATAGATTATCCTTGCGTCTACAAGCAGGAACTGTGGTGGGCACCCGCACCCGCCGGTGTGACCAACGAGGTCGTCACCGTCGCGATGAGCAGTCCGGTCAAACTGTTCTGGATGGGCGTGCTCGCGGTGTGGGGCTTCAGCGCTGCCGGCGTCATGAAGCCGTGGGGTGCGAATGCGACGATCTACGGCGCCAACTGGAGCACCGACGGCGAGATTGTCCATATTGACCATGTCTACACCAGTGCCGCTGGCGACACGTCGCTGCGCTTCGCGGCGCAGCTCGGCGACCTTCCTGGTGTTGAGTATCCCGGTGGCTACGTCGACGGTTATTTCTATGCCAACCCGTCCCCTCCGCCGGTTAGTTTCAGCAGTGGCTTTCCCGACCCTGCTTTGATGCTCGGTCAATCGCCCGACTTTATCGGCACCTCACCGGGCAGCACCGGCACAGGCAGCGGCACCTTTGATGGCACGGTCGCGGTACTAGGGGTCGAGATCAGCTACGGCGGCGGCTCCTTCACACCGCCGCGGCAGATCAATCAATACAGCGGCAATGTGTTCCCGCAGTCGGCGCAAGGATACCCGTGGCCGTTGTGGATGATCATGGCAGACGCGCTGCACTACTCGTAAAGGATCGGTAGCCCGCCATGAGCCTGTTCCGTCCGCACACGCCGTTCCTGCAGAACAACGCGTGGCAGAACCAGGCGCTCAACGCGCTGCGTTACAACACCAGCCAGCTCGGCTCGGTGTTGCCGTTGATCTACGGCACCGTTCGCCAGCAGGTGAACCTGATCTCGCTCGGCAACTATATGGGGCCGAACGGCGGCGGCAAGAAAGGCAAGGGTCGAGGAGCGTTGCCACTCGGCGGCACCAACACCGTGCAGGGCAAGGGCGGCGGCGGTGGCAAGAAAGGCGGCGGCAAGAAAGGCAACCAGGACTTCACGGTCGACGTCGCCTTTGCCATGTGCCAAGGGCCGATCACGTTCAACTCCGCGAACCTCGTCTTTGCCAATGCCCAGGTCGAGGCGTTCAGTGCGACCGGGCTGCATTTTAATGGCGGCGGCGACGGCCAAGCTGGCGACCCGACATTCAACGGCATCGGCTCGGGCATCAATTACTCGGGGACATGCTGGATCACCGGCACGCCGATGGATCTCGGCACGAGTCCGACGATCCCCAACCTCGGCTTTGAGCTCAACGGCCTCCTCTACAACACTGGCGGACCGAACTTCCCGGTCGACGCCAACCCCGGTAACGTGATCACCGATTTTTTGACCAACGCGCGCTATGGCTGTGGCTTTCCGGCGGCCAATCTCGACGACCTGATCACCCCCGGCAACTCGGTCCACAATTACTGCGCGGTGTTTGGTCTGTTGATCTCGGTGTCGTTGGAGGGCCAGCAGCGCGCCGCGCAATGGCTCGACGGTCTGTGCCGCTTGCTCAACGTGGTGCCGGTGTGTTCCGGCAGCCTGCTCAAATTCATTCCGCGCGGCGACCTGGAATTTTCGGACAACGATTCGATCTACCTCCCCAACCTGACGCCGGTCTATGCGCTGACCGACGAGGACTTCCTGCCGTGGCACCCGCATCAGGATGGTGCCGACCCGGAGGTCGGGCAGGATGATCCGATCATCGTCACCCGCACCAACCCGGCCGATGCGTTCAACTGGTTCACGATCGAGTACCTCGACCGCGCCAACTTCTACAATCCGACCCCGCTGATCGTCTATGACCAGGCGGCGATCGACGCCTATGGGCTGCGCATCGGCGACAGCCTGCCCGGCAAATGCTTTGCCAATGCCCACTCGGCGCAGGTCTCGGCGCAGCTGGTCTTGCAGCGCGCGCAATATATCCGCGACCTCTACAAGTTTCAGATCGGCTGGAACAAGGCGCTGCTCGAGGTCATGGATATCGTGCTGCTGACCGGCAGTGCCGGCGATGCCTACCTGGTCAACGAGGCGGTGCGCGTCCTGCAGATCGAGGAGAACGACAACGGTGATCTGACGGTCGAGGCCGAGCCGGTGATGGTGGGCGCCGGCAGTGCGTCGGTGGCGACCTCGGGCGGCGGCGGCGGCGGTGGCGGTGGCGGACTGCCGCCAGCGGCGTTTCATGTTGTTAATGGTGATTGGGGCGGCTGGGGAATTGGCGCTCCCCAGGCCGCGGCAATCTACCCTTTCACTTACACCGGCATCGGCTTCGGCATTGCTCCCTGGACTGTTTCGACGACCTACCCGTCGGTGGTCATCGTCTTCATTGCTTATGGCCAATACGACAACGACGGTGTGCCCTACCCCGGGTACGACGAGGATCCCACGATCATCTCGGTCGCCGGCACGAACGGTCTGACCTATCAGCGCCGCTTTGCGACGATCATGTACCCGGAATACACTGATCACTGCTGCAACTCTCGGCTGTTCCTCGAAATGTGGTGGGCGCCGGCACCCACGGCATTGACCGACGAGCTCGTGACCTGCACGTTCAGCAGCTACACGATCCTCTCGACGATCAATGTTGCCGCCTGTGAGGGGTTCAGCGCCGCCGGTGTGGCGAACCCGTGGGACAGCAATGCGACGATCACCGGCTCGGATTGGAACACCGACCCGGCGGGTCCTGTGGTAGCCGATCACATGTACACCGGTCATTCCTATGGTGTGCTGCTGCAAGCCGGCGTGCTCTATCCGATGAAGAATTTCCCACCCATGGTGGGCTACGACTACAGCGGCATTGGTCTCAACGTTGCGCCGTTTGCCGATCCCGGGGGTGGCGGGTTGATAGGGAGTGCGCCGCAATCTTTCGCGTTCGCTTCCGGCCTCAAAGAGGAGGGCTTGCCCGCCGGTGCAATGATGTTCCAGGCCTGCGGCGTGATCTACAACACAAAACTGATCAACAATGCCGCCGGCGATCTCAGTCTCGGTCTGGGCTCACTCTACACCTTTTTCAGCGGGCCGGGTGTGTGGCCGGAATGGACGCTGCTCGCCGACGCCATCTGGTATCACTAAGGCGGTAGGACATGGCGCTGCCACCGGTTTTCCCCAGCGGTGTCGCGACCGCGTTCCTTTATCCGCGGCAGACCACCAGCACCGGCACGGGCATCGGGTCGCAAACCCAAGCCGATCCCGGCAACACCAACCCGCCGATCATCTTTGAGCCGCCAAGCGCGCTGTCGGGCGGCGATTTGGAAGTGTGGATCATCGCCACCGGCATGAACGCCAACTGGGGTGGCTGCCAGGTCTGGGCCAGCGTCGACAACACCGGCTATGCGCGGATCGGCACGATCCTCCTCGGCGGCATCCAGGGTCTTTTGACCGCGACTTTCCCGTATCATGCGGACCCCGACAGCACCAACGCGCTGAAAGTCGATCTGACGCTGAGCAACGGCACTTTGGTCGCCGGCACCACGACCGACGCCGATGACTTCCTGACGCTGTGCTATTGCGACGGCGAGCTGATCGCCTACAGCGCGGCGACCCTGACCAGTTCTTTCCACTACACCCTCGACACTTACATCCGCCGCGGATGCTATGGCTCGACGATCGGCGGTCACCTCGCCGGCAAGCAATTCGGCCGCATCCTCGGCTCGACCTTTGTGCAGAAGTATCCGAGTAACCTGATCGGCAAGACGCTGTATTTCAAATTTCCCGCGTTCAATACCTACGGCGCGTCGTTGCAAGACCTCTCCACCTGCGTGGCTTACCAATTTACGCTGACCGGCAGCAGCGCCGCGAACACGCTCAATTGGTATCAGTCGTTCTCGGTCGGCAGCACCTTTCGCGACATGGTGCTCGATCCGTGGGACAGCAATTACGAGGTCTTTGATGTCGAGGCGCCGCAGCCGCTGAGTTTTCCCGCCAATTTTGCCGGCAGCCCGACGCCGGGGTGTGAGGTGGCGCCGGCCGGCGATGTCACCCTGACGTTCCAGAGGATCCACGGCACGACGCGGCTGACCGAGGGCACAATGACGATAGCAGCCAGTGCGACGACCGGCAGCTATTCGTCAGGCGCCTTCACGTTGCCGACCGGTGACCGGCTGCGTTGCTACGCGCCATTTGCGGTCGACACGACCATGGCCGGCGTCTTTGGGACAATCGTCGGCAAACAGGGCGGCAGCGGTGCCCGGTTCCCTATTCTGGAATTGGAGTCGGTAGGCTTTGGCACCGCGCCGGTGATCATTGCCGACACGGAAACCTCTGCCAATGCGATCGTCAACATTCTGGCGACGTACAGCGACGGCTCGACTTTTACCAATGCCGGCGGCAACCAGATAAACTGGGACGGTGCTAGCGCGGCGGCGGTCGGCGGCTTTTTAGACCCGACCTATTACAACAGCGGTCCTTTCGTCACGCTGTGGAGCGTCGATACCATCAGCGCCGTCCCCAATCAGTCGGCAGCGACAACGTACAATCTCAACCTTGTCGCGACCAGCGGCACCGCGGGCGACGCGAGCTCGACGACCCCGATTACGATCGAGCTCATCCCGGCGATCAGCTTTAGCCCGGCATCGCTGTCGTTTGGTTCGCAGACCGTTGGCACTTCGAGTGCGTCGCAGTCGATCATCGCGACCAATGTAGGCAACGTGACGATGCCGATCACGATCAGCCTGGCCGGCACCAATCCCGGCGATTACTCGCAGACCAACACCTCGGGCGGGTCGCTTGCACCAAGCGCCTCGTGCACGATCCACGTGACCTTTACGCCGACCGCGACCGGGTCGCGACCCGCCACGGTCAAGATCACCGACACCGGCAACGGCTACATCTATCAGGCCGCGCTCTCTGGCACCGGCACCTGATTGTCGCTTGGGAGGGACCGCGATGGCTGTGATCTTCCTCGAAGGCTTTGACAAATATGGCGCCGTCGGCAGCGTCGCCGCCAATGTCGAAGCCAATCTCACCGCTGAATGGACCACCGCAACCAACACGATCACGACCGTCGCCGGATTGAGCTCGACCGGGTCTGCGGTGTTGCTGGGCAGCTCTGGGACTTTGACCAAGACGCTCGCCAGCAATTACTCGCGACTGATCGGCGGCCTGCGCTTTTCGGATACATTGGTTGCGCAAGCGGTGCTGATGCAGTTTCGCGACGGTAGCACCGCGCAGTGCTCGATCACGCTGGAAACGACCGGTGTCATCGAACTGCGCACCGGCGGTAGTGCCGGCACGGCGTTGGCGACGGGGGGCTCGGTCTCGGCCAACTCGACGCACTTCCTCGAATGGGACATCACCTTCGGCAGCTCGTCCTCGTATCAGGTCTGGCTCGACGGCGTGTCGCTGTTCAGTGGAACCGGCAACACCCGAGGCGGCACGTCGAACAACTACGCCAATGCCATCGCGTTGGTTAACGGCGCCGGCAGCTGTACGATCGATGATCTATACCTGTTTGACTCAACCGGGGGCACCAACAACGCGGTGCTGAACACCAGTCCGCGGATCGAGACGCAGTTTCCGACCAGCGACGCGTCGGTGCAGTTTTCCTTTGGTGCGGCGATCCTTGGTTCGGCCTATCAGAGCACCAGCAGCGTCGTCGCCATCGGCGCCGGCTCTTTTGTCTTGCGTAGCTATACGACCGCGGTCGGCTGTGTCCTCAATTCGGTGTCGATAGTTCCGAGCACGACCAATGGCGCCGCCAAATTCAAGTCATGCGCCTATGCGGACAGTTCCGGTGTGCCCGGTTCCTTGCTCGCCACCGGCACCGAGGTCGTCGGCTGTACGAGCGGCACTACGCTGACCAGCAGCTTTTCGAGCCCGCCGAGCTTGTCGGCGAGCACCAAATACTGGATCGGCTTCATCAACGATAGCGCCATCAATGCGCAAGAGAGCGACACCCACAATTTCGGGTGCGGCAAGTCCAACACCTATGCCTCGGGGCCGCCAAACCCAGCCGGCACGATGACCTTCAACCAGGGGTCCTATCTGATTTGGGGCAACGTCAGCAGCACCGGGGTCAATTGGTACGAGGTCGATGTCAACCCGCCGCCCGGCGACCTCTCCTATGTCTCGGACAGCACGTCCGGGCACGAGGACCTCTATTCGTTCCCGGCGCTGACGGTGACACCGCAAACCATCTACACGGTGGGGGTCAAAGGCTACATCAAGAAATCCGACAGCGGCGCCCGCACGGTCAGCCTCGTGATGAGCTCAAGCGGCAGCAGCGGCACCGGCAGCAACAGCGGTGTGACACCCGCCACCAGCTATGGCTGGATCGACTCCTACTTTGACACCGATCCCCACACCAGCTCGGCGTGGGGCCAAACCGGCCTCAACAGCGCGACATCAGGCGTCGAAGTCGCCTCATAAGGAGCGGCAATGGCGACGAACGCGGATGTTGGCGGCGTCGTCCGCGAGGTCCTGGTCGAGGACACGACTGATAAAGTCATTGTCGGCGGCGTCGTCCGCGAGGTCCTGGTCGAGGACACGACTGATAAAGTCATTGTCGGCGGCATCGTTCGCGAAGTCCTGGTGGTGGACGTGCCGGACCGCTTTGTGCTGGTGCCACGCTGGGCGCGCCGCATGCCGTGGCTCGAAGAACCGGAAAACGACCCGGATTTTGAAGCCTTGGCACTGATGCGCCACCGACGCAGCGTCGCCATCGGGCCGGCGCAAAAACACCTGCGCCCGTACCTGCAGATCAATAGCTGAACTCGCTGAAACTCGCTGAAGCAGCCGGGCGGCCTTGGGCCGCCCTTTTCTTTTCAAGGGGCCCGCAATGAGTCTGTTTTACATCACTGAATACGAGAACGTCGTGTTCGACGCGCGCGGCGAGTCGGTATTGGCGCCGGAGGAGCCGGCACTGGTCGACCAAACGCCAATCGATTTCTCCGATGGCCTGGCGCATCCGAGTGCCGTGTTCAATAGCAAGACGCGCTACGTGATGATCCACACCGACGCGATCTGCTCCTACACCGTCGGCTACAGCCCGCAAGCCACGGTTCTCAATCGTCGGATGGCAACCAGCGAGACCCGGTTCTTTGGGTTGAAGGCAGGCGGCGGGCTCAGCCTCTCCGTCATCAGGAACGCGTAGGAGAGCCACGATGATTGGATCACGTGGCGTGACGCCGCCGGATGTCGTCGCCGGGCTTGGGGTCCTCGCCGATCTCTTAAAGAACATCGACCCGACTTTGCTCGGGCGCCTCGAGGAACTGAAGGCCGAGGAATACCGGGTCGCGACCAACGGGCAAGCGCTGGCCTCGGCCGAGGCCGAGCACCGCGAGCGCACTCGGATCCTCGAGCAGCGCAAAGGCGAGCTCGATCAGCGTGAGGCCGGCCTCGTCGAGCGCGAGCAGGCCTGCGCGGCGAGTGCGGCCGAGACCGCACGCCGGCAGGCGAGCTTTAACGACCAGGCGCGAGAACTGCGGGAGCGCGAAGCCGCCTTGGCCGCTGAGCGCGAGAAGCTGGCGCAGAGCGCGCGCGAGTTTACCGAGGGTTGCAGCGCTAAGCGTACCGAGCTCGCCGGCGAAAAACAGGCGGCCAAGGACGAGATCGCGCGCCAGCGGCAACAGGCGGCGACTGCGGCACAGGAAGACGAGGCGACCCACGCCGCCAACATCCGGCGCATGCACGAGGTCGCCGAGGGCGAGATCGCCCGCCAGCAGCGCGAGCTGGTGCAGCGCGAGGCGCAGCTTGGCGAGCGCGAGCGCGCGATCAACGAGCGCGCCGCCCAGCTGCGCGCGGTGCTCGGCGCCTGACCTTTCCCTTTGATGGAGTAACCCGGTGACTATCGAGAAAGAATTCTTCGTCCTGCTGGTTCATGGCGAGGGCGACCGCGATCACGTCAATCATCTGGCGCGCCACCGCAGAAACTTCGAGCTGTCGAATTTCGCGCGCCTCAATCCTGGCCAGCCTTTGCCGGCACGTCTGACCGCAGAGCCTGACGAGCAGCCCGATGTGACGGTGCTGTTGCAGGACCCGGATCTACCCAGCGGGCGACCGACCGAATGGACGGTGCGCACTTGGGACGAGATCGAGGCCTGGAAGGCGCTCATCGGCTGGGATCCCGAAAAACGGCATTGGCGGCACGGCGCCAAGGTCAAGCTGGCAATCGCCTAACTCCGGAGCTTTTCGATGTCTTCAGCACGTACTTACACGGTCAATTTTCGCGCCGTCTCGGTTTCGGCGGTGCAGGATTTGTGCTGCGCCTATGCCGGCGCCAGCATGGCTATCGAGGTGGTCTCGATCACATTGGGGCAGATCACGCAGACCTCGGTTGAGGAATGCGCGATCTCGATCAAGCGTCTGCCGGCGACGGTGTCGACCGGCTCGGGCGGCTCGGCGATGACGCCGACACCCGATGTCGACACCGACGCGGCGGCGACCTTCACCGCGCGGATCAACGACACGACCGCGGCGACCACCAGCGGCACCGCGATCTATCCGCATGTCGACGTGTGGAACCAGGTCAACGGCTACCAGTGGATCTTCCCGGAGCGCGCGCGCCCGAGCTGCAAGCCTTCCGAGGCACTGTCGTTTTCCCTCGACGGTGCACCAGCAGCCGCGCGCACCTGCAGCGGCTCAATGAAGATTCGCGAACTCTATTAAAACGCGATGACGACGGTCACCGTCTACCGCTCGAGCGACGCCAGCGCCCCGTCCCTGACGGGGCAAGCTGGCGGGCTGATCACCGTGCTCGACGCTTGCCTGGTCAATGGCTACGGCTCGCAGGCCAACGCGGGCTGGACCAAGAGCTTCTCGGGCACCAACAAGGCGGCCTACCGCAACAGCGCCACCGACGGCACCGGCTTCTATCTGCACATCGACGACACCGGCACCAACAACACGGCCAAAGAAGCCTTGATGACCGGCTTCGAGACGATGAGCGGTATCGACACCGGCACCGGGCAGTTTCCGACCGCCGCACAGGTCAACCTCTTTGCCGGCAGTGTCACTGGCGGCGTGGTCTGCCGCAAGTCGACGACCGCCGACTCGACCGTGCGCAACTGGACCTTGGTCGCCGATGACACTGTCTTTTACTTCTTTGCCGAGACCGGCGATGTCACCAACCCGGTTGCCGCTTACTCGTTCTCATTCGGCGACATCTTTTCCTACAAATCGAGCGATGCCTATCGCTGTCATATCAACGGCCGCGCACAGGCCAATAACTCCAACACGACGAACGATGTTTGGGGCACATTGGTCAACCCGAATAGCGGCACCTCGCTCGCCACCCAGCAGGCCGGCCATTACATGCCGCGGACCTGGACGGCCGTCGGTGGCTCGATCCAGGTCGGCAAGCACAGCGATGCCTTCAAATTGGGGGTCGGGACCAACAACAGTTCCTATGGCTACGGCGCGGCCGTGACCTACCTCCCTTATCCCAACGGCCCCGATGGCGGGCTTTATCTCGCCCCGGTGTGGATCCACCACACCAATGCGGTGCGCGGCTACTTCAAAGGCCTCTGGTGCCCGTGCCACTACCTGCCGCTCAACCACAACGACACCTATTCCGGCACCGGCAATCTCGCTGGCAAGAGCTTTGTCGTGCAAAACATCATCAGTAGCTCCCCGGGCAGCAACCTTGTCGTTGGCGGGCAAGTCCACATCGAGACCTCGTCGACCTGGTCATGAGCCTGGGCGCGACGAACTTTGACAGCGGCTATAAGTCGGCAAACATCCAGCTCTTGAACGCCGGCCCGTTGCTGGCGGTTTCCAATGTCACGTCGGGGCAGGCCGTCACGACGCGCAAGATCCCAGCCCAAAAAGTCTATTGGGAGATCGTGCCGGCAACGCTGGTGGTTTATCCGGTTGTCGGCTTTGACGGCACTGCCGGCAACCAGGCGACACTCAAGACCGCCTCGGCCGATTTCTCATTCACCGTGCCGAGCGGTTTCTCGGCGTGGGACTCGAGCGCCGGGACGTTTTCGACCACCAACGTCGGCGCCGGCGTCACGCTGAGCAATGGCAACAAGACTGCGGCCGCTGCTGCAGCCGGTGGCGTCGCCTACGGCTCGACCGGGCATTCCTCGGGCAAATGGTATTTCGAGATCAATGTCGACGCCCGCACCACGGCGAGCTACCACAACATGGAGATCGGGATCGGCACACCGCCGCTGACCTCGACCGACATGACCCATTCCGGCGCGAATTGCTTTGCGGAGCAGGAAGACGGGGCGATTGCCTACAACTCGGGTGTCGCGTCCAGCACCAGCAATATTGGCGTGTGGGCTGTCAACGACCGGGTCTGCGTCGCGGTCGATCTCACCGCTGGCAATTGGTGGATACGACGCAATGGCGGCAACTGGAATGGCAGCGGCACCGCCAACCCGGCGACCCCGCTGGGCCAATCGAGTGCGGCCGGCATCGTCCCGGCAACGACGATCGCCGATGCCATCGGCTTTGCCAATGTCTCGCTGAGCACCTCGAGCGGCACCTTGCTCGGTGCCGACGCCAACGCGGTGGGCTATCGCGGGTCGACCGGGGTGGTGGCGCTGAACGGCTCGACGCTCTCGACCATCCAGACGCACACCTTGGGCGATGTGGTGCAGGTCGCCGCCGACCTCGGCATGCAACTGGTGTGGTTCAACGTCAACAATGGCAACTGGAACAACAACGCCGCGAATAGCCCCGCGTCGGGGACCGGCGGGATCTCTTTCTCAACCATGACCTGGGGCGAGCTGTTGCCTGCCGTCGGCCTATCAATCGGCGTGCAGGCGACGGGCAGGTTCACATCGGGCAGCCAATCATTCGCTGCACCAAGCGGCTTTTCGGCATTGGATAGTGCCACAGTAACGACCACTCCCGCCGAGCTGTGCTCGGCGTCGCCAACTCATGACGGGCCGGCGCGGCAGGACCCGGTGACGACCACGGCGCAACGCGATCCGTGGGCGACCGCTGCCGGCGCGTGGTACGGGATCAGCAACAACACGCCGAACACCGCGGTCAAGATCTGGTCGTCAGCGGCGACGGCAACCCACGTCTCGGGCTTTGTCTACGAGAACGGCGTGGGCGTCAAAAAGACCGTGCGGCTCTACGACCACACCGACGGCACCTTTCTCGGTGAGACGACCAGTGCCGCCGATGGCTCCTACTCGATCCCCGCACTCGGCCGCACCAACGTGCTGGCGGTCGCGTTCGACCCGACGACCTTCAATGCCATCTGCTGGGACCAGGTAACGCCGGTCTAACTCCCCTTTCGACCATACCAGCGGCAGGAGTAGTGCCATGGCCGTCTGGCATACCCGCGACAATTCGACGGTCGCGACCGACATCTTGGCTTTGACCCTCGGCAATATTGGCTGGTCGGCGATGACCGGCTGGGCGTCCGGTGTGTCGACCCCGCCCGGCACCTTGATCCGGCAAAGCGCGGGCAACGCGCAGTTTACCGCCAGTCAATCGACAACGACGCTCACCGTGACCGCCGTCACGTCGGGCACGATCTACGTCGGGATGCACCTCAACCCGCCGAGCGGCGCCAACGAAACGATCACCGCACTGGGCACCGGGACCGGCGGCGCCGGCACCTATACGGTCGGCACTTCGCAGACCATCAGCAGCGGCACGTTCAACGGCGGTTTGCTGGCCGGCAACGAGCGCGCCTTCGCGGCCATCCAGTCGGCCACGCACAACACCGGCTCGACCGAACCCAACTGGACGCTGACCGCGGGTGCGAAGACCACCGACGGCTCGGTCACCTGGATCGAGGTTACCGGGCAAGCGGGTGTAAACGGTAACCTCGGCGACTGCCCGAACTGGACGTCGGTCAAGAACACCAGCCCCGGCCAGGGCACGCTCATCCAGAACAACGCCGGCTCGATCCTGCTGATCCAGACCTCGGCGGGCGGCACGACCGGCAACGGCGCGGAGCCGTCGTGGAACACGGCGGCGGGGGCGACGACGACCGACAACACGGTCACCTGGACCTCGCTCGGGGCGGTCGGCAATTTTGGCGCCTGGGCAGCACCCCATGCGCGGATGGTAACTGCGTTCACCGCCGGTTGGGGTGTGGCCGGTGACATCTTCTATGCCGGCGACGATCATGCTGAACTCAAGCAAGCCACCAGCACCAACTCACCGCCCGGCTCCGCCGCGTCGCCCAACTTCATCTACTCGATAGACCACACCGCGGCGCTGCCGCCGGGCTCCGCCAACCTGAAGGCTGGCGCCTCTATAGCGACGCAGGGCAGCAACACGGTCTCGGTCAACCAGAGCGGCAATTCCTACTGGTATGGCTTCACCTTCAGCGCCGGCTCGGGCAGCAGCAGCACCTGCCCCGTGACGATCGGAGCGTCGGGGACCTGGGTCAAGCTCGACTCCTGCAATCTCAAGCTCAACACCACCGGCACGTCCAACGTAAACATCCAGGTGGGGGGCACCAACCTCGTGGAGCTGGTCAACACGACCATGACCTTTGGTGCGGCGGGCCAGCTCTTCTTCCCCGAGTCCAGCGGCCGGCTGATCTGGCGCAACACCCCGAACGCGATCCGCGGGACGGCGCCGACGCAGTTGGTAGCGAGCAGCGTGACGAGCGCGGGCCTGTTCATCTGCGAGGGCGTCGACCTGAGCGCCGTCACGGGGACGCTGATCGGCAACGCGGGCGGCCTCAACGTCTCTCTGGTCGACTGCAAGATCGCGGGCGGCGTGACGATCCAGGCGACCCAAACCATCATCTCCGCCTCGTGGACCGACGTCATCCGCTGCGATAGCGGTGCCACCAATTACCATCAGCGCCGCTACTGGTATCAGGGGACACTGCAGGAAGAGACGACGATCGTGCGCACCGGCGGCGCCAGCGATGGCACGACGCCGATCAGTTGGAAGATCGTCACCACCGCGAATTCAAGATGGCTCTTGCCGTTCGAAGCCTTCCCGATGTCGATCTGGAACAGCCGCACCAATGCCAGTCTGACGGTCACCGTCTATGGCATCTGGGGCGGCGGTGCGGTGCCCAACAATGACGACATCTGGTTCGAGGTCGAGTACCTCGGCTCGACCGCCTCGCCGCTGGCGTCATTCGTCAACAACACCAAGAGCAACAATCTCGCGACCGGCGCGGCGCTGTCTTCGGACAGCAGCACCTGGGGCGGCAGCACAACCGCCTTCAAGATGGCGGTGACGTTCACACCGCAGATCGCCGGCTATCTGCGCGTCTATGTCAAAGCGGCCAAGGTGTCGTCGACTTTTTATATCGACCCACTGCCCGTGCTGAGCTGATCGGGGCGATAGGCGATGGCTTATTCGCCGCAATGGTCGGTCCTCTTCGAGGAGTCCGACGAGGAATTCTTCCCGGTCAGACGCCGCTTTGCCCGGGTTCCTCCGGCGCTTGCTCCGTTCACCCGCGCGTCGCCCGGCAAGTATCTGGTGCCGCCAGGTAACGACGTCTGGTTCAACTTCGCCGGCACGGCCTACACGGCACCCGCCGGCAACAAGACCAATTTCAATTTTGACACGGCGCGGCAAGCGCTCACGGTCGGCTTTCTGTCGCCGAACTTTGTCGTCGAGACGGCGCCGCGCTCGGCGATCCTGCCGGGCACGTATGTCGTCGAAGAGACGATCCCGCCACCGACACCCGCACCGCTGCCGCCACCGCCGGCCCTCCAAAAGCCGTGGCACCACATGGCGCGGTTCGAGGAGGAGGAACCCGAGTGGCGGCCGCCGCGGCTCGGCTTTGTCGTTCAGCCGCCGGGCAAGCACAAAAAGCATCACGTCGTCGTCCTGATGGACGAGGAGCGCGCGCGCTACGAAGAGGACGAGATCCTCGTCGTCTACGCTCAGCGCAAATTCGCGCCGCGAGCGCTGGCGGTCCCGCACATCAAGCCCTACCACCATGTCGCGCGGATCGAGGAGCCGGACCCCGATTGGGCGCCACTGGTCCGGGGTGCCGCGCAGGGCCCCCAGCCGACGCCGCCGCGGCAGAGACCGTGGCACCACTTCCTATGGCTCGAGGACCTCGAGCCTGACCCGGTTCCTGCCCGGCGCCAGGCGGCGATCGCACCGCTGGCCGCACCGCCGCGCTACCGGCCGTGGTGGCACAGCATCCTGCACGAGGAGACCGAGCTCGCCGAGGCCTTCCCGGTGCGCCTGTTCACCCCGGCACCGGCGCTGCCGCCGGCCGCCTCGGCAGCGGCAGCAGCACTGCACCGCTTCCTCGAAGAACCCGACGAGGCCCAGGCCTTTCCGGTGCGGCCTTCGGCGCCGCCCGTGGTGGCGGTGCAGATCACGCCGTGGTGGCGCATCGCCTGGCGCGAAGAGGCCGACGAGGCCGAGACCTTCCCGGTGCGGCCTTCGGCGCCGCCCGTGGTGGTGGTGCAGATCACGCCGTGGTGGCGCATCGCCTGGCGCGAAGAGGCCGACGAGGCCGAGACCTTCCCGGTGCGCCTCTTTACGCCGGCACCGGCGTTGCCGCCGGTCGCCT